AGTCTAAGCCGTGCATCTGTTTAAATCGCCAGGTAACTCCTAATTCTATCAGTAATTCATCTAATATACCTATATCAGTATCAACAGTAAAAGCTGCCTGTGATGTACCATCTGTTTTCTGATTCCAATGAGAACTAACATACTCAAACCCTACAGTTTCAGTTGCCGTAGGTGTTGGTGTAATGTCAAACTTCAAAGCATTAGAACTAGACTTTAGCCTAAATCTTTGTGTAATACCTGCACTTGCCGTTCCATGCCTGTCAAGTTGATATTGCTGTGGTGTTAATGGGCCTGTGAACTTATCAAGGTCAGTTCTGTTAAATGCTGTGTCACTTACAAACCTATCAAAGTCTGTAGGTAAAGCATAAGATTGTGTACCAGATGTAGTCGAAAACGTATGCTCTTTCATTAATATAGGCCATGCCGTTGCCCTCATAAGCTGTTTGCCTTCACGTTGCGCCAAAGCTAGTAACTGCCTTGCAGTTGGTGAAGTGTTACCAATTATTGTTGTTTCTCTTTCAAAACCTGTAAAATCAGCTACGTTTTGGCATATCGTCAATAGGCTCATCTGGTATTCCTAAATTAAGTGGTTTGTGTACTTTTTCTATCTTAGGCTTTGATTTAGTCTGCAACTCTGCAATTCTTTGTAACTCAACATAAGGCTCACCAATATTACGCAATATTTCAACGTCTGCATCTGCTAACTGTTCTACAGTTTCTATTCCAACAAGTTCTAACTCAACCCTTCTTGGCTCACTCATTGCAGGTAATTCTTTTAATGAAGTGCCTTTTGCTTTTGCCTTACCTTTTGTCTTTTTATAGGCTTCCCATTCAGTTGGAAACCTTGATAAATCCTCTGGTCTAACAGGACATTCAAAAACATCCTTCATACCTTTAATTGTGATCCTTACAAAATCACGCATCTTTCCATTGAACTCACGTTCATAGAATTGTGGTTCTACACTCATAAAATCCCTCCAGATTAGTTAGTAAGGGGCAAGTTGCCCTGCCCCTAGTTTTATTTACATAGGAAAATCACAGATAATTTCTTTATCTGAAATGTCACCTGCAAATGCACAAACATGGCTTGTAACATCGGCAGTAACGTCTAACTTTCCATCAGATGAACCAGTTGGTGTTAATGGATCACCATCTGCACCTGATGTTAATGTTGCTGCCATTGTGGCAGGGCCTTTTATCTGAACCCAACAATACTGACCATCAGTAGGTGTTGATTGTAAAATTCCTGCACCTATTTCTACAGAGTCAGATAGATCAGAAGTTACCTGATGATTTTTATAACCATCTAATGTGTAGTAATATGCTGCATTACCACTTGTGGCTGCAACACTTCCTGTTCCTGTGTCATACTGAACATACTTATATATTTTTGTACCATCTGAATCGATGATAGCACCTAACTGACCTGGCTTAAATTCTGCTGTGTCAGCTACGGCTGTTGGGTCAATACCCATAATTGCTGCTATTGCCATAACAACTTATCCTTTCTTGTTAAATAAAATTAAACGTGAATGACACCTTGTAAGGCTCTATTAGAAACAGTTAAGTTTCCTGACCAAAACATAGGTGTTACCATTGCATCTTGATTGACACTCATCTTAGCTTCACCAGGAACAAAGTTTCTGTTAGCTGCGACTTCCAATCTTAGATAATCTGTATTTAAGAAATACATCTTATTTGTTGGACAAGCATCGTCAAAGATCACGTCTGAATTAAGATACTGAACACTTGTAAATCCAGAGTTTGCTAATGTATCAGATGTAACTCTCTGAATAGCCTGTAATGAGCCTAAGAAGGCTTTATAGGCATTTGCATCAGCCATAATTAAATCTGGACTATCTGCGCCACGAACAAGACTCAAGTAAATATTATTCATATCTGCTTGAATGTTTGTTGTACTAAACGCAGAACTTGTTGCAGTTGATTGAACATTTTGGAAAAAGGTAAATGTAGAACTGTTAATACCACCTACTGTACCTGTTCCTGCATCTGCTACAAGTAACTGTAGTCCACCGATTTCTTTACCACCAGAGCCAGTACCATCAGAATATAGTGATGTAGACAATGTATTCATCATTGTTTTTTCTAAAACACCAATTCTTGACTCAAGTAAGTTGATAACAGCTTCAGTACCAGAGTTTTGAATTTGCTCTAATCCTGAGATTGTTACATTACCTGCAAGTTGCTTATAGTCGAATGTAGCACTTGTTAATACATCTGAAGGTGATACGTCTAATGTCTCATATCCAGAATAGAACCCAACTGTGCCGTTTGAAGCATACTCAAGTTCTCTAACAATTTGTCTACCAGTAACAGTTGATACGTTACCATTCTCATTTAATCTTCGTAGCAAAGCATTATGATTTGTTACGTTATCAGCCAAACTTTTAGACCTGTTTCTAAGAGTAGTGGTGATTATTTCCGATAAATTTGGACTTGCCATAATCTATCCCCTTTCATTATTTTGTAATTGTTGAATTGATTTCATAATTGTGTCTCTTACAGACAAACCAGTTGGAAGTGCTTTTTCAGCAGGTGTTGGGTTACCTCTAACAGTTGATCTCTGTGCTTTTTTTGCCTTTTTAACAGCTTCGGTTTTAACCTCTTTCTGTGTCTTAGTCGCTGCATAGTTATCCATCAAACTCTGTCTTAATTTAGGGTCTGCATAGATAGCCATTTCATAAGCTGACTCAAGGTCTTGTGCTTGGTTGCCTTGTATCAATACTCCCATTCTATCCCTGACTTCTTCAAAGTGTGGATATTTAGGGTTGCCATTGGCATCTTTAGCACTTGCAAATTTGTCGATCATTGACTGTGTATCTTGCTGAACACTTTGCATTTGTGTCTGTTGTTGTTGATTTAGAAAACCTTGTAACTGGGCTACTTGCTGTTGCAATGCTTTCACTTGTGGGTCTGCGTAATCATCTTCGGCTGTGTCCATTCCGACTTCCGACATATCTACCCCATAATTTTTAGCTAACCATTGGATCGCTTGTTTAGGGTCTTTACGCAAATAATCGTGGGCTGCAAATAATTGTCTTACAGCACCAATCTCATCCATCCCTGCTCTTTGAAAATCAGCCAAGTAAGGCTTCATAATTTCATCAAGGGCTTCTTGTCTCTTTCGGTATTTAGCTACACCTTGAGTTTTTTTGGTATAGTCACCTTCTAATTCTTTATATCTTTTCATAAATAAATGCTGACCTGTAGCATCCATTTCATTAAACTGATCTTTAAAATCGTTTGGCCAATGTTGTGGAGGTGTAATAGCTTCTAAGGGCTTTTCTTCTTCCTCTGCTTTTTCCTCAACCTCTGTTTCAGCAACTTCTTCTTCAGTTTCTTCTGTTGCTTCTTCTACTTCCTCTGTCTCTTGTGGTATTTCCTGATTAGCCAACACTCTGTTCAATGTCTCACGAACTGTCTCTGATGCTGACTCATTAGTAGCTTCTGGGCTTGTTGGCGCAGAATCTTGAGTGCTTTCTAGCTGTTCTAAATTTTCATTCATTTTAATATATGGTTTTGTTCATTCCCTACTTCAATAAAGTTATTTTTACGCAAAAACTCCCTATGCTGTGATCTTGACGTAATCCAACCAAAATCTTTCATATTCTGATATGGCTCTATATCTCTCATCAAATTCACAGAATGAGATTCTATTGCTTCCGATTTTTCAACAAGTTTGCCGTTAACATGAATGTAAGTTTTCTTACTCATCTCATAAGCATCCTTGCTGCTTGTTGGCGCATTTCTGCATCCATCTTACGAGCAGGTCTATTAAATGACCCTAATGCTTGGATAAATTCCTGACCAAACACTTTCGCAAGTATTCCCATAAGAGGGCTGTCTACAGCTTCCCTTATTATTTCTTTTTCTTGTTCTGATAATTCTGCATAGGCTTTCGCAGCCATTTCCATATCTACTTCCATTAGCTAAAATCTCCTGGATTACCAAACAGACCTAAATTAGCTGCTGCTTGTGTTGGTTGTGTTAGATTTCTTGTTCGTAAAAGATCAACTAATGTGTTTTGTGCATATCCATAAGGCTGAAACAAATTGCCTTGACCTGAGTACAGATAGAAAGGGTCTTGCAAGTAATTTACGGCTAAATCATCTGATACAGGTGGTCTTGTTTCTTCTTCTACTGCATCTCTTGGGTTAGCTGCTCTAATAATCTGTGGCTCATTGTTGTCATCACCCATATTCATGTCTGTCGCAAATGGATCGCCTGATGTTAAGCCTGTGTATGTTGTTACATTTGGCAAAACACCTGATAAAAGACTCATGCCACCAAAAGCAGGGCCATAACCTGTAGCACCAATAATATTACCTTGAGCATCAAAGGATGGTTTGCCACCTTGTCTAAGGTTTTCAGCTATCTTTTCTCTAAGACCAAATATGTCACCAGGCCCAACATTTATCTGTTCTTGTGTGGGATCAAAACCTCTTTCATCTATATCTGCTTGTTGTCTTGCAAAAGTTTGTACGTCTTGAGTGCTTGGCTGTAAATTAACACCAGGTATTTCGCCCCTTCTAGCTTTGTCTGCAACATCACGTTGTTGTCTTGCATAGACTGCTGCTGTGACGGCTTGTTGCTGTGGTGTATTACCTGCAAATCCACCAGAATCACTTGGATCACTTACATTAGTCTTATCACCACCAAAGTTGCCAGTTTGTTGATCGTCAGATCGTTCTTGTGCTTCTATGGATTCGTCTGAATCAGAAGATGAACTATCACCACCCATGTTTCACCTATCTTGTTATTGCTTTACCTAATTTTTGTTTTGATGGTCGAAACCAATGCCCAACAACATCATCACCATGCTTCTCTTTCAAGATTTTACGCATATCCCTAACCATCTCTCTTGATTTGCCAAATGGGGCTATAAATTCTTGAAACCATAAGTTTTTGCCATTAGACCAATCCTCTGGCCGTATGCGATACTTATTCTCTTTAAGTTTTTCTAATATTTCGTCTGTAACCCAAGCCCATACACAGCATCCAACAGGCTCATTATCACAATACCAAAGCCTATACTGACCTCTAACAAAAGGTGGTACAAAATTGGTTTTTACAAAATTCATTTGCCAATTATTATGAAAAGGACTGTGAAATACTAAATACAGTAAATCCTTAAAATATTTTTGGTCTTTCATTAGCCTGTAACAATTTTAGCTGCATCTATTTCTAGTTTTTGCTGTTTTAGTGCAACATCTGCTTCTGTCTTTTGCCTATCAAGATCAAGTCTGGCTATTTTAACCTCTGCATCAGCTTGTGCCTGTTGTGTTTGAGCCTGTACTTTTGCAGCTTCTACCTCAACCAATTTATCAGCAGGATTAGACTGTGGTTGTGGTGGTTGTATGGCTTCAAGGCTTTCTTCTAACTCCCTAGCACCAGGAAAAGCCCTAGCAGCAAATAATAACATCTGTTTTGCTTGATCGAACCCTAATGCACCAGAACTAACCAATGGCCCTACAGATTGTAAAAACTGTACTGTAGCAGTCAAAAACTCGGTTCTGTTCTTTTGATCCATAGCTGAATCAATAGCACTAGATTCCTCTGTATCTATAGATATTCTATAACTTCTTAGTCGGTCATCACGCATGACTGCGACCACTTCTGGAGGGATAGCAATCGCAGTCATCTTTTCTAGTAAGGTTGGTTCTAAGTTTTCAACAAGCAATTCAGCCTTTAACTGCATAATCTTATCTAAAAACTTTTCAATTCTGCGCTGTCTGTTGACTAAACGCATCGCACCAAACTGACCTTTGATCCTTTGTGCCGTTGCTGTTTCCCTAGATGCAGACTGACCCCTCATAATATCACTAATACCTGTGATCTCATAAATAGTCTCAATGACTATCTGTCTTGACTGATATAATGCAGTTAATGCCCTAATAAGGTTGTCCAATGGGGCTTCTTGCATAACATTAGCAAGGCCACCACCTGCCTGTAACATAGCCATGTTATCTACTGGGATAAATTCATTATCGTCAGCATCGGATAATCTAATCAGTTCTTGAAAACTAGCATCATACACACCTCGCCTTTTTAGGGCTTCGGTAAGTGCTGCAATCCTCTGTGTAATCAAATCTAGTTCAAATATCTGATCTTCGTAGATAAACAACTCTGGTACTGGCAAAGTGGTGTCGGTAGTGGAGACTGCATATAACGGCTCTGGCATTGGCCAAAAACCATCTAAATTATAAGGATCGTCAAAGTCCTCTAATATTTCATTAAAACTTGTTGCAACAAATATCTGTTTACCAGACCTCTTATCCCAAATCTCATAAACTTCAGCCATATCTGGTTCTGGATTATCCTGATAATCAGACATTTCTGTTGATCTATAAGTCAGAGGTATCTGCTCACCTTGCGTTCCATAATAATCAACTAAATCCTGCCTACTAAGTAAATGCCTAAAAGCAATCCATTTAACATCTTCCCAACATCTAGCAGGTGATATTGTTAAATCTGACCAGTTGACATGTTCACAGGTAATTGACTGCTCTCCAATAAACTCAACTGGATCACCCTCGATAAACATACCTCTTGCATCCTGCTTGACATTCTCCTGTTCAACTTCATTTCCATCAGGATCAAGCAGTCTTTGTGCAACCTGTACTTCACCCATTTGACCTGGTGCAACTTCACCAATACCAGTAATAGGCTCAACTGTAACAGGTATTCTTTCTGGCTCACCAGTAACTAAAACAGGATCATATCTTAACCTAATAGCACCACGACCAACAATCAGCATATCTTCGATGGCACGTTTAACAGCACTATCAAAGTCGTAAATATCTAGCTGATACTGCAAACCTCTTTCAACAACTTCAGCAATAGTCCTACCAATAGGATCATTTGTCTTAAATCTACGGCTAACCTTTGGTTTCGGTGTATTGAAATACAAAGCAGACTTTAAAGTATCAACATTAGAATGAAATATATTCATCCTAGTCTCACGTTCAAATCTGTTTACATTATCATCACGATATCTCTGAACTATACCTTCAGCACGTTCTCTCCAGTTTTCCTCAAAACGTCTAGCCTTTAATATCTGATCGTTCCAATAAGCAGCCCTGTCAGACTTCTTAGTGGGTTCTCTGTCAAATCCATATTCCAATTATAATCTCCACGAATTAGGCTTAGATACATTATCCAAACCACTCATCATTTCCTCAATCGTTGGCTTTCGCCAAATATCTTCGTCAATCTCTGGGGCTTGTCTTGTAAATGGCCTACTCATACAAGCATAACGAATATCATCTGCTGCATGATCTTCCTGTGTCGTATCTATATCTTCCATTCTGTGCTTGTCGTGGGTCAAAACTGGTAAGGTTCTAATAGTGTCAACACAATCACTAAACACATAAAGCATAGGAACTCCATCATCACCCATCAACCTCTGACGTACCTGATCCCATCCTGCTACCCTCGAATTATCAGCCCTTCTAAACCGAACACCACATTTACCTAATCTTTCGCCAATAGATGGGCCACCATCAAACTTCCAAATGCTAGGATCACCAACACCAAAGTCTATTCTTTCACCCTTTTCCATTGACCGAATTCCACTACCAACCTCTTCGGCAGTCATTCGCAAACCTCTATTTGGCCCTGCTGCTCCATACCACTCACGATACCTAATCAAAGCATCATCTGGTATAGTCTCATGTCCTTCAGCCACAGCCCACCAACCAACACTAAAAGGCGATGCACTTCCCCAATCAAAAGACCTAAACTTAGTCCAATGATGTGGTATCTCAAATGGTCTTATAACGTGTAACTCACGTTTCCATATATCTCCAAAGAATGATCCGACAACTAAATCCCAATCACCCTCTCTTAATGCCCTACCTAACTCCTCTGGCAAACCACTAAATGAACTCGCATAAGATGGATCAATGTATTTGTTATCTTCCATCTTCGCAGGTATATACATCGACAACCAACCCCTATCCTTGGGATTATTAGGGTCACGCATTGTATGATCGTAAAAATATGTCTCACTTGGCGCAGGGTCGATATACAAAGCCTTCAAAAAGTTATGTGATTGACCACCTGGATTGGCAGTCATTATCAATCTTGGCAAATAATCTTTCTGAACAGGCTCATAAGACCCTAATCTCATTCTACTCTTAATATACCCAAGCTGATAAGCATTGAACTGACCTGCTTCGTCAATCAAACAAATATGTATTTCTGTTCCTTGAATACGATCACAGTCACTATCACGTTCTAAATACTGAAACTGTATGCTCGATCCATTGTAAAACTCAAACCTTTTCCTTGTCTCATTGAAAGCACCTAACTCACTAGGCATCTCTTTCTTCAAAGGCTGAATGTGGTTACTGTCTAACTCTGGTAATGACCTTCTAAAAATAAAAGCATTTAAACCAGGGTTCTCTAAACAGAAACCTATTATATCCCAACGACCACTATGTGACTTACCCCCACCTGCTGCCCCACCAAATAATATCTGCTTGGCTTTACACTTGTGCAACAATGCCTGTTTAGGTTGTGGTGTGTAGTCTAGTTTTATTAGCTTCTTAGACATTGTGGTTACCTATGGTTGACGACAACCTGTAATTTTTGTTTTTGGTTTACGACAACCAAGTGGTGTTTAATTTTTGGTGCGTGGGTGCGTGTTTACATATCGTCTTCGTCTTCGCAAAAAACCTAGCTGTGGGTCATGCCATAGGGGGCTATTTGTCTAGTAAGTGTCTAGTTGTATTTCTGTAATCGTTGCTGACCAAGGCTTACAAGCAATTAGTCCTCTGTGTTAGAACCAGACGGCTTTATTGTAACTGTCTCTGCTGCGTTGTCTCTTTGTATATTTATCTGTACTGCTAAGTTATTGTTTTTATTATCTTTATTACCAAATATTTCTTTTTGTGTTCGTTCTAAATACCAACTATCAGCCTTCCAATCACCTCTTTTACCTGCCTTTGCGATGTTCGACAGCCTAGAAACTACAGCCATGCTTTCGGCTTCACGTACCAAACTAGCAAACTGTGGATCACGTTTAACCCACCGATTAAAGCTATCATAACTCACACCACTTGCTTGAGCAGCTATCATCTTTGGATTACCATCTCGCAGTAATGCAAGGATTGCTTCCTTTACCTCTGGTGTATCCTTATCAAACTTCTGCACATGATCGACTTTTCTCGGCACAATGGTTGTCGGTTGTCGTACCTTTTTGTCGTTGGTTGTCGTTTCAACTACTTTCCTAGCTAACTTAACCTTATGCTGAATATTACCCCAACCCTCTTTCTTAGCTCTCTTAGTAATCGACTGTCTTGAAACATCATAGTCATTAGCCAAAGAATAAGCTGACTCACCATTGTTGAACCTAGCTTGTATTTCAGCCCAATTAATTCCAGATTTTGATTGATTGTTTCTCATAATAAAATACTGCTCACCTCATTGCTAGTCTGGTTAGGAAAAAGAACGTAAGCAATAAAATTTGCAGTATATGAAAAACATACCCACATTTTGTCTGACTTGTCTAGTGGATACAAAATTTTTTTTTCAATCACGTTTTTTGTCCTCATTATGTATAAATGTTTTACAAATTTCACATATAAAACTTTTCCAACTTTTATCATCAAAATGATATATGGCTCTACATCCATTGCACTTGACTAAATTACTCATTCTTTAGCTTTTCTATCAATTCCATTAATATAACTGTCCATCTCAACTTGGCAGTATCTTTATTACATCCTAAACACATAGCTATTTTGCGCCAAGAAAATTTAGATGCTCTAGCCCATATTAATTCTTTCTGTGGTTTATCAAGATACAGCAACCACAACAAAGCCTGGTCACATCTATCAATCTGTTCACCTGTAGGCTTTGGTCTTGAAATGGTATAATCGCTGTATCCATAAGCCTGATTAGGATCATTAGGATAGTTTGGCCAATGTACCATTTTCTGCTTTTTCACTACTGGTGGCATACGATTAAGAACATCGACCATTTCTTCAAATCTATCAGCTAGTTCTACGGCAGTATATTCAGCCATTATGTAACTCCGAATAAATGTAAATATTTTGCAGGACAATGTAATCTGAAATCAGGATCATTTGGTGGTGGACACTTAGACTTAAATATCCAGTTATTCTTTCCAAAATCCCAAGACTTTGCTCTAGCTTCCCACTTAGACTGTTCTGGATCGACTTTGGCAGCAACCGAAAACTCACCTGTAACATTATTAAAAATCTGAAAAAGATAGGCACGAACATTACCTTCTGGTTTATTTTCAAGCCCTCTCCTTAAAATAGTAAGAACTAACCTGTCTTTTTCTTCCTTGCCTTTATAACCAGAGTTGTGAGCCATTTTGAGTAACTGTCCAATAATATTCTCACCATCTTTGTAGGTAGTATATTCAGCTAGTACGTTCTTATAATACTGCCATTCATTTATATCAGTTGGAGCAGTTTTTGGCTGCTCGACCTTTTGTATCTTTTCTTTACTTAGTATATCTCTATACTTAGTAGTGTACTGATTTGCCGTATACGGCTCAGCCGTATCCGATAAACAAGGAAATGGTGAATCATAGACATAGTAGGTAAAACTCACATACTTGCCATCTACTCGGTGTTCTTCTCTAACAATATATTGTTTCTTGATTAACTGATTAATTATCCTGTAGGTTTTATCCCTGCCAAACTTAAATCTATTCTGTAAATTAGTTGGTTTAACTATCCAGTTACTTGGCTTAGACAACAAATAAACCATAACTGCCAGGCAATCACTATCAAGACCCTCATCATTGAGCATATTGTTAGGGATAACACTATAGTTCTCTTTCAAGGTTGATTTGTTGATAAACTGTTCAGTCACTTTCTTCGCTTACCCTTATCGCTAGTAATATCTCTGCTGCTACCTGTGGCACAATGCTATTGCCTAAAGCCTTTAGCTTTTTGGCTC